TAAGCAAGAACATCTACGTCAATAGCGTCAGCCATTTTGTATGCTGCTCTGTCTGCAGCTAGGCTTACGAAGTCAACGTGTGAGAACTGGTCTTCGATGTCATCCATTTTAAAAGCAAAGTAGTTAGCTTTGTCGATGGTCAACTGGAATTCCTGATCGTCTAGATCTTCTATGCTGATTGCTGTTTTACGCTCAAGAGCGTTGACTGTTACGTCTGGCTCTTTTTGGATGCGTACAACATCACCTTGATTTGCAATCTCTCCGAAGTAGGAGTTGTTTGTGATTGCGCTGATAACAGATGCTTTTCGCAGTGCGATTTGCGCCTGTTTGGAGTACATAATCGGGCTGAAATTGCCGTCAAATCCACTCTTGCCTGAAGCGAGTCCTATAGCCATAATTAAATCTCCTTTATAGATATGGCGTTGAATTAACACTACATATCCACCATGAAGAGGCCAACGTCTTCGGGTAGTCCATATAGGGGCCGATTATTTTGGGTAAGTCTTTTGTGTGGCTAGTGCTTGATTAAGCATACACACTAATGCTGTGTATATGCCATAGTTTTATCTACGATGTTAAAAATGTCAACTATTATCTTGACATATCGTAAATAAATCTTCCGTTACGTTGAGCGTCTAATATTTCTTCTTGACGCTTTTCGTATTCTTTAATAGACATTGCAGCTACTTCTGACTCACGAACCATATTAGCTGATTCATCTGGCTCAGGGGCGGCTACACTTTTTGTTTTTACAGAAGATGCTGCTGCCTTCTCCGAAGGTTTAACTTTCTTCTTGTTTGTAATACCTTTGTCTATTTTATATAAATCTATAACACGTGCTACAGATTTTGCATCATCTACGTTTTCATAAAGAGCATCCTGTACCCACTTAGGTTGATCTTCGGCCCATGTATGAAATGAATCGTCTTGCCTTATCTCTATGAAGTCAGGATGCATCTTAACAAGTTCTGCCTCTGCTTTTTCTCTTTGTGCATTTACTTTAAGTTCTTCAAACTCAGCCATACGCTCTTCTAGAGCATTAGCAGATGCTTTTGCTTTTTTATCAGCAATACTCTCAATGATACCTGCAACATCAGGATACTCTTTAGCCCAAGCTTCTAGCTCTTCATCTGACTTAGGTAATACAAGCTCTTGCTTTGCAGCTTTAGTTAGCTTTGCTTCTAGTGCTTCTATCTTTGCGTTGAACTCTTCTTCTTTCTTTTGTGAGTGTCTGCGTAAATCACCATAACGTTTTTTGAAGTTTTTTTCCTCAGCACCTAAGTCATCGTCTTCTTGTGCTTTGGCTTCTGGTTTTTCTTCTTGTTTGGTATCACTCTTTGCCTGTACTGGTTCAGCTTTAGGCTCTTCGCTACTGGGTTTATCTTCAGTGGTTTCACTTTCATCTGGCTCTGGTATCCCTGCTGCTGATCTAGCTTCTTTTTTCATTTCCTCTAGTTCAGCTTCATCCTTCTTGATGCGCTCTTCGTTACTTAGGTATCCACCTCTGCCCATTAATACTCTTGGGATTTCTGGTTTTACCATAGGATGAGGTTTAGCCTCTTCGTTTGTAGCCATTTGTTTTCTCCTTATGTTGGGGTCAGCCGAAGCCGAGTGGCCTTATAGTTATTTGGATTTTTTCTTTTTACTTTTCTTCTTTTTGACCATGCCTCCTTTACTCATCATGCCTCTTCTTGGATCGCCATAGTCAATGTTTGTTCTTTCATTGGAAGGTGCAACTGTTCTACCAATTTTTGCTATACTGTCGCCAGTCTTTTTTGAAGCTAGAGAAAAAGCTTTTGATCTATCCCTGGCTGTTTGTTTTTTCTTTTCTTTGTTGTCTTGTTGAGTAGTACGCATTTGCTGTACTTGAGTTTGTGGTGCAGGTTGCGGTTCAGGTTCTTCTGCTGGTCTAGAAAACGCATTAGCTGCAGCTTCTTTAGATATTTGTTTGGCAGCTTCTATTTGCGCTCTAGTTAAAGGTACACCTGGTACACCTGGAATCTCGGCATCTACACCTGGAGTTGTTATAGGTTGTCCTTGATCTGGTGATGGCCCCATACCTTCAAAACCTGTTAGCTGCATTTGACTAGACTCTTGTGGATCAGGTGTGTAAGGTTGTGCTATGTTCTGATTTGGCGCTAGCGTAGGATCACTATAATCTACATCAGGTCTGACTGGCGTAGGTATCTGAGATACAATTCTCTCAAACTCTTTACCCTGAACTTTGTCTAATAAAGTTTTAACTAAACCAGGCTCTTCTCTATTTATCAACTCTAATAAACTATTTAGCCTCATCTTATCTACTTCAGAAGTAGCAGGATCAGCTATTCTTCTTTCTATTTCAGCTTTTGTTCTTCTTGTTTTATCCCACATTATTAGTTTAGTAATAGGACTTAACCCAGCAAATATTTTGCTTCCCATAGTTCTCTGATCAGCAATCATAGCTTTTAGTTCTTCTAAAGATAACTCTTTATAGTTTATAGGTGTAGGCGCTGGTGTAGAAGGTTTATCTCTTTTACTAGATGATGACTGTACAGGCTCAGAAGATATACCGTCCATAGTAGGTATAGTGTAGTTAACAACATCGTCTATGGAAACTGCATCACCTGCTGGGTAGTAACCTTCAGGTATTTCCATCTGAGGTACACCGTCTACAAAGGTTATAAATATTCTATGGCCCTCGTCATTCATGTATTCAACTACAACAGTGTTTACACTAGACAGATCAAAGCCACCCTTCTGAGAGTAGAACGGTTCTGGATTTACAAGACCACCTTCATCAAAAAATCTTCCTAGCGTAGCATCATAAAGGTTACTCAGCGCTTGTTGATTACGGTTGCCTTCTGGATCAAGCATATTTGTCCCTTGCATATTAGGCATACTACCGCCACTCTGACTGGCTCCTGCTGGTGTTCTTAAAGGGTCAGAACCTGTTGATCCAGATGCGGTATTTCCTAAGTCTGCTTGTTCTTCTTTTTCAAGCCTTCTTTGCCTAATTTCTTCAACTCTAGCTTCTCGATCTCTTCGAATTTGCGCTCGTTCAGCTTGCTTTCTTACTTCTGCTTCAGTAGCACTTTCACCTATACCCAGTGCCTTTTGTACAGGATTTCGTTTGTCTCTAAAGTCAAAACCTCCTTTACCTCCAAAGTTTATCTGTTGTGCTATCGTAGGTCCAGCATTAGGATTAACTGATGCTACATTAGTCGGGGCTGCTTTTGCTGCAGAGGCTGCTGCGGCTCTTTGTTTTTTCTGTTGTCTTCTTTGATTATTTCTTTTCATAAAAGCTTTATGAGCAGCTATACTATTTGCTTTTTTAACTAAAGGCGCATATTGAGCCATAGATGTACCACCTCTAGCCATAGCTACAGGCTCTTCATCATCCATAACATCTAGATCTTCTATAGTTATTTCGATGTCCATATCTTCATCCATCATGGGTTCTCCACCCATACGTCCATCTGCTGCCATCTGAGCGTAGCCCATCTTAGCTTCAGCACGTAAGTCTTCGAATAGTTTTACACCGTGAAAGTTTACGACATCAGCAGGAATGACTATTTCACCTTCACTAAGGTTGGCTGGTATATCATCTCTTACGTTTTCTGCATTTGAACCAAGAGGTATTTCATTACCAGAGACAGGATCAATACCTATTGTATTGTCAGGTACATCTCCAAAGTTCATTTCCATTTGTTGTTCAAGTGCCATTATTGACTGTCTCCCTCAGTAATTTTAACTTTCTAAGCACGTCTATCGCACCCTGTTGTCTGTGTATAACATGCGGCTCACTTGCTGTTTCTAACGCACGTTGTCTCATACTTATTAATTCATCTATATGTTGTTGAAACTGTTCGTAACATTCTGTATCATTGACCAACTGCTTGAGGTGCATTACCTGTAAATCCTTGTTCTTCTGGTAGTGGTGCTGTACCCACTCCTATTTGTGAACCTCCACCTCCAGATGTATCGGCTACGTCCTGTACACCCTGACCTTCTGGTCCTGCTGGTTGTTGTACAGGCGCTTGAAAGCCTTTTAGTATTTCAGCCTGTATAGCTGCATCACCCATAGAGTTAGTAACCTTGTCAGGATCTAAGTCCATACTCTTTGCAATCTCACGTATAATATAATCCATTTTTGCAAAAGGTGCAAGTACTGGATTTTGTGCAACTTGTAAGAACTGCATCAAGCGTTGACTACGTACTTCATTAGCCATTAAGCTTTCTGTGCCTGATGCGTGTACTTCTAGATCACCACGTATGTCATCATCAAAGTCAAACTGCATGTTAAATGCAAAGAATGCTTTACCTAATGGTCTAATTAAGTAGTCGTCCACATTCTTAACAACCGTTCTGATACTTCCGTTGGCAGCAGACATAAGCATGCTAATACCAGAAGCAGTGCGACCAACACCACTAACACCTGTTTGTCCGTGTGCGAATGATGGGAATCCCGTTGACTCATCTGCTAAAACCCTTGCTTTATCAAATAGTTGCATGTTTTCCCCTGCTACATTAGGGAACTTAGTACCGAAGATAGCTTGACCTGGAGCGCCACCTTGTCTACGAAATACCTTACCTGGATACACAGATAGATCTTGACCAGGAACTAAATTAGTTTCATCTACTTCTATGATAAGATTGCCAGACAGTGCAGCATTATCAATAGCCATACGCATAAAGCCATTCATTAATGTCTGTGTATCATCCATGTTTTCAGCAATACCAACACCGAAGAATGAGTATGGGTTATGCTCGTATGGTACAGCATAGTATGGTATGCGTGTAGGCTTGAATGGATTTAGCACAAAGCGTAATACTTCACCGTTACTTATCCAAACATTACAATTAACTTCATCTAAATCACTAAGCTCACTAGGTATATCTACACCATGTTCTTCTAGTAGCTTTGTATCTACGTAACCCCAGAACTCTAACACTTCCCAACGCTCTGATGTTGGCTGAGTGTCATCGTCTTCCATAGTCATTTCCCAGTACTTCTGTGTGTAGTCTGGTCCTTTATCTATGGCTAGTTGTACAGAGTCATCCATAAAGTATGGACGTGTTTTTAGCTTACGTAGTTGAGTACGTGACATCTTGTGTCTTTGTACAACATACTCTGCATCGTCCATAGCCTTGGCTTCAGGGTCTGGATAGAAATCCCATATGCTTACATGATCACACTCTGGAACAGTTTTTATAACAGGGTCATACTCACCGTCTTCATTCCAGTTAGGATATTCTTTGTCTACAGCGAATGCACCTTTCATAACACCAGTACCTAGTAGTGCCATTTCAAATGCCATACTTCTTAGATGTGTAGTAGCACCAGACTCCTGCAACTGATCATGGATTTTCTTTTCCATTTTCTTGGCTGCAACCATAGCAGGATGAAATGTAACTGTAGTCCCTGTAGTGCCATCGCCTTCTATTATCTTCTCACTAACAGGAGCAAGCTTATCTTCCATACCAGCTAATCTTGCCTGTAGATCAACAAGTGTTTCTCCTGGCTCTAGAGTAGTGTCACCATCTATTAGGTATGGCTTTGGTGGTGTTGATCCCATAGCATCACTGATAGCACCCATTGCATTCTCTGCATTAGGATCTACATTTATGTGTACAGATTCTGCTACACCATCAGGTAGAACAGAAGGATTTACAGACAAGGGAAATTTGTTATTACCAAACAACACATCCACTATCTGTCCGTAAGCTGCTAGTGTTTTTGTTTTTGTTACCTTTACAAATACACGTGACTTTTCTGTGTCAGTAAACTGCACATCTGAACCATACAATCCTCTATAGTTACGATATGCTTTTAGCCAACGTTGTTCATCGGCATATCTAGAATCTTCTGATCTTTTGTAACGGTCTTTTACAAAGCCAACCACACTTCCTTTTTCTTTAAATATAGAATCAAGTGCGTCTTCTGCTGCCACAACATCCGCTGTTTCAAACATTTCTTCCTGTTCAGCCATTATATTCTTCCTTGTTAAAACAATCTAGTTGTATGTCGTAGTATGGGTTGTTTCGGAACTTGTTCCAATTAGAAGAATCAGCCATATTCAAACACTGCTCTTCTGTAAACATCTCTTGCATTATATACTGGTTGCCTGTATAGACCCAATCAGTTCCGTTGTTTCCCCATATACTTATTACTAATACAAAAGCTTTCATTTATTTTTTCTCCAAGGTCCGTTGTTAAAAGCAGCTTGCTCTTCGCAATTAGGACATGCAGTGTTCCACATATTCGTATTGTAAGTCACCTCGCACTTAGGGCAAGTTTGTATTACATCAGTATCCGAATGTTGCGTCACTAGCTTGGAATCCTGTTCTCTGTTTAGCAGGGTTGTAATCCCATATGCTGCTTCTTGGTCTAGTCATTATACCATATCTTAACGCATCATACAAGTGGTCTTCTGCTTTGGTGTCTACATCTTCTGGATTCTTTTTGTCCAGTGGGATGCTTGGTATTTGTGCAATAGTGTTTACACAGTTATCCATAAATACTAACATAGGCTTTTCAGTAAACTCATCTACCTTTAAACGTCTATGTATTTCGTTTTTACCTGCGATACGTGAGCCTCTTGAGCGATCAGAAGGACGCCATCGACAACCTTTCATGTTCATTTGCTCTGCTAACGATGGCCCAGTATCGCCACGGTTGTGCCACAAAGAACTATCAAGCACACCGTATCTCATACCTCCATCTTGAAACTCTGCATCTAGTATCATGTCTGCTAGATCTGTAGCTGTAACCTTAGAGACATACATTTCTCGGTAAACTATAAGCTGCTCATCAGGAGCAACAGTAAACCAAAGAACCCCAGTGTAACTGCCATAACCGTAATCACACGCACGAAAACGTACCCAGGAGTCAGGAACTTCAAAGTGTTCGATAACGTGGGAAGATCTGTCAAACTCGGGAAATGCTGCACCTTCGTTGATGTCCCAGTTTCCTTCGAGGAGTTGCTTCCTCTGATGCTCTGGTAGTGATAAGAGCATGGCTTCATAGTCACCCTCTTCGGCAAGGTATGGATTATCGAAGAGTGACGCAGGAATAAACCTACGCTTAAATAAAGGCTGGCCTTCCTTGCTGTGTCCTTTAGGGTATGTAATTGTTTTACTTGATTCAATATCTGTAGCCCAGAACTCTTTACCTGCAGGGGCAGGATCTATAAACATCTTTTTTACCCAAGCATGTCCAGCGCCCCCTGGGTTTGTTGTAGCCCTCATGTATAGCCCTAGTTGTTTACCGTAAGCGCTACGTAGACGTGACCTCATATAATCCCAAGCGTAAGGTGTAGGCCATTGAGTAAGTTCGTCAAATCCAATCCAGTTAAAAGCCTGTCCTTGGTAACGTGTGACATCGGTATCTTTGTCCAGATACGACATCCATAGTCTTCCACCTCTAGGAGAAATCCACTGTGACTTACGCTCTGACCATTTGATTCCTGGTATGGCACGTGGGTATAACTCCTGTGACTTCTGTATAAGTTCTCTTAGTTCCTCAGTTGTGTGTCGTACAAGGAGTCCAGAAAAGTTAGGATCGTTTAAGCCGTGTAGTGGATCTGCAAGCATAGCATAAGACTTACCACCACCAGCAGCCCCTCCGTACAGAACTTCTCTTTCAGAAGAACTCAAGAAAGTTGTTTGTGGACCTGGGTTAGGTTTGAATACGACTTCTTGTGCTTCTTCTACGTCATACTCAGGTGCTACTACCTGTGCTGGAGTCTGGGGGGTTTCGACTTCCACAGGCTTCTGAGTATGCTCCGACTCCTTGCGTTTCGAGCTTCTCGATTTCCGAGAGCGTTTCTTCGAGCCACTTGGCAAGCTTGCGTTTAGTGATAGATGCTTTTCTACGTCTTTGCTCAACTTCTATTCTCTTCTTTAGACCCATATGTGATATGTATCGGCCTGTTTCTTTACTCA